TTTGCCTACTCCTGTTGAACCAGCTTTAAAAACTTTAACTGTTAATGTTCCAGAGCCAAGGTCAATTGAGCCACCTGTTTCGTTACTTAAGATAACTGTAGCTACGTCTGCTGCTGTTACTGATGCAGTTATAACTAAGTCTGTAACATCAATACTCATTGTTGCTACCGCATAGTCTCCTAACGCTGCGCCTGTAACTGCTACTTCTTCTGCTGCTTCATCGCCATCACTAATACTACCCCAGTCTTTTGTTTCTGAGCCTTGTAAATAAGCGTTAATAGCTGGAAGTTGATTAAAGTACTCTTCAAGATAATATCTTCGAGAGTCTTTCAATCCGTCACCGATCGTTCGATCAGAGACTAGTCCTGTGGATGCAGCTTTACTGATAACTTTAAAATTGTTCTCAGATCGTACTGATCCATTAAACGTTGTGTTTGCCATAATATTCCTCCTAGAATATTTAAATGTAGTCCCTAGGGAATGTCGACTATACGCGTCTACATTTAATTTTTTTTAAAATTTGTATAGTGGTGAATTTATATGTTATTTTTATATAGAGTGCAAGAGATCCCTGCAAAAAAGTACGATTTCAGCGATGTGGCGTTTATCTAAGTTGCCACAGAAACTTCGGGGGCTGAATCACTAATTTTATTTTCTCTATCAGCAATTTTAAACTCTTCAGCTTTGATCTGGGTGATGATACTTTTGATTTTCTCATCAATTTCGACCATATTAAGAGTATATTTTCCGTGTTGATTATACTCATACTGCCACCCTAACTCCAAGGACCTCTTTTGTTTGTATAGGTCTTCGGTCATTACTAACCTCCTCATAGGTTATTCTACGGGGAGTGTCTCTAAACATTCCCGTTGATTCCCACTTTATACTCTTTTCTCCTAATTTGTCAAGGATAGATTGTTCAATAGATTTAGGGTTATCCTCCGCTAAAACTTCAAATTTAGCGTGATAATCGTAAGCCCATATCTGTACTAGGAATTTTTTAAGCATTTCTTACCTTATTTGCAAAATGTGGCGGAACTATGTTCCGCCACAAATTTATTTTGGATTACGCACCCTCTACACCGAAGATACCTCTATAGTCGGATACTCCAAACGAGTATCTTTCTCTAGCTTTGTATCTAACGTTGCCAGTATCGAAATCACCTTCCATAGCAGTTTTTAAAGCTGCTCTTTGGAACATTTTCATACCGTTAGGGATATCAGTAATGATGTACCAACTGTCTGTATCAGTTAAGAAATTGTTCACTCTATAACCTTGAGGAACCATTCCCATTGATGCTACAGCGTTGATATCATTATCTGCTGTTCCAGTTCTACCTGGAGATTTCATCAATCTCTCAATGTTGAACTGATTAGCTGAAGGAACAATTGCTTTTATTCCTCTCGCTGCGACTCTTATTCCACGTTCATCCGTCATGCCAGCAATGTCAATCAATGCTTGCTCTAAAGATGTTTCGTTTAAGTCTGCTTGCGTTGTTAAAGTATTTTTAACTTTAGTTCCACTAACCGTTGGGTGATTAGTTGAGAACAAAGATACAGCATCACCAGAATCAAAATTATCCGTTGAAGGAAGACCTTGAATCAAAGGTGTTACTGCTTTTACTTGTTTCGCATTAGACATAGATCTTGCTAAAGCTTTTGTATATCTAGACGCAAGTCTGTCATACAAATTGTCTTCAATAGCTTCTTCAGTTATTGAGAATGCTAAAGCAATAGTGTCGTGTGTGTAACGTGCAGTGTAAGTTTCTTGCGCTTCATCGTATGATACGCCTGATCCTTCCACTTTAACGTTTGCGTTTGCAAAACCACTTAACATTACTTCTTCTTCAAAAGCTCTGTCAGATGATTCTGTTGTATAAATTTCAGCGTGCTGATTTTCATACTGTTTGTACTCCAGGCCGAATAGTGCATTCAAACCTGGTTCTAGTTCTTTCACTAGCTGTGCTCGTGATATTGCCATGTTATTATGCTCCTATGTTCCAGATCCGACAAATTCGGACAAGTTATGAACAACTTCTAGAGAACAATAAGCTGCTGTAAGGTCGTTGTTTTCAACTTCCTCAGCACTTCTTAATAATCTCCAAGAGTGTGTTGTTGCATGTGTTGCTCCGATGTCAAGAGTTGTTGATGATTTACCTGTTGAAGTACTTCCACCTGTATTTGCATACACGGAGAAAGTTTCCATAAACTTCACGTGAGCTGCAGGAACATTAGCTGCTACTGCGTCATCTGAAGCTATAGTATACTTCTGGAAAGGATAATCATTAACGAACGCTTGTGTGTCTTCACTGTTCGCTGGAGTAATTGTTGCATCGTACCAATGTGCCCATGTGGGTTTCTTAGTAGTTGCTGCTGTATAATAGATTCCGTAGAGAACACCGATTGTTGTAACGGTATCGGCGCTTTCACCAGTAATCATATAACCGCCTGACGATTTCATCGCCATGCCGTTAAAAAGATCAACTGTTGCTGCAGAATCAATCCAGTACTGAGATAGACCTTGAGTCGCAGGTGTATTACCTAACGTTCCATTTGGTCTAAACCCAAAACCGGCTGAGTTTCTATTAGCCATGTTATTACTCCTTAATGTTTACATAAATGTAAACGGGTTGATTTAAATCGATGAGTAGGAATAGTTAAAAAATTAACTTTTCTTTGTACCACCGAAGGTTACGCGAGACTGCCTGTCAACATTGATAGGCATACTCTTATGCTCTTCCCTCATTAAATCGTTTTCAACCGCTTCGTTCTGACCTTCTGCTTGTTTAGCAAAATATTCAGTCCGAGACTTCGCAATTTCTTCGGGTACCCTTGCGAGTACAAGGCCACCAACCCCGATAATCCCCTTGTATTTTCCTTCAGTGACTACAGGATAATCAGTATCTTTATATTCATCGGCTCTCACCAATTCATAACCAGATCTTAATCTTCCAGAGATATTTTTAGAATCTTGAAATCCTAAACTCTCTGCCCGTATCCATCTGTGCCTGAATCCATCAGGTGCAGGGGGTGCATCTAGAGAAGATGGAGGAGCCCACACTTTTGGTCTTTCAGTATTTGACCGTGTTTGGCTCGCACGAGAAGTTTCTTTTGTTTCTTTTTTCATATGCTTATGCTCCTTCCGTGAGTTTTATTTGTTTTGCATACTCTTCGAGTGGCACACCTAATTTTTTAGCTATTGCTACCTGTGAAGATGTGAGTCTCACAGTTGTGCGTCCAGGTCTTACACTTCTCTGAGCTGAAGCAACCAACTGATTGGTCTTGGACGTTTGCTCTACATCACCACCTTTAGCAAATTTATGAGGAAAGTCAACTTTTATTCTTTTATTAACTTCAGAATAATAGTTATCCGATTTAGGGTCAAATCCTTCATTTACAAGATCCTTGTGAATTTCAAAGGCAGTAAAGGTCATGGCTCGATCTTTGCCAAACCATGTGTTTTTACTAGCCCAAGCTTCTGCTTGAGGATCAGGTTCCGGTAAACTTTGCGGAGTTTGCTGTGGTAATCTTCCACCGTCTGATAGTTGTACAGGTTCCTGTTCAACTGGTTTATTTGCTTTGGCTTGCTCTAATTTAGCATTATCAAATGCTAATGTTGCAATCCGTTTATTAGCTTCAACTTGAGCTGCTGCATCTCCAGATTCAATAGCGCCCGCTAATTCTTTTTGAGCAGACTCCATTCCTGTTTTTACATTTTTCTCAAATCTAGACCAATAATCAGTATCCATTTTTTTAAATTGAGACTGGTCTTGTTTTCTTTGATATTCTAAAGCTTGAGCATATTCAACAGCAGCGCCTTCTCTACGTTCTGCTTCTCTCATTTTTCTTGTGAGTTTAGCAATACGTGATTGAACACCTTTACTATATTCTTCTAATTTAGAATCTTCTTCTTTTACTTCTTCTTTTACTTCTTCTTTTTCTTCTGGTTTGCTATCCTGAACATCAGGCTGCTTATCAGGTTCCGCAGGTGTGTCAGCGGGCTTATCACTGTCTTGAGTAGTTTCATCTTTGATTGCTCCTCCTTCAGCTTTTTTATCTAAATCAATTTCGGTTGCTTTTTCGTCAGCATCCCCGACATCAATTAGATCTTTATTTTTTACTTCTTCTTCTGGCATAGTTCCTCCCTATGTTTATATATCGTGAAAAATATCTTCGGGGTCTTCCACGGTTGCTAGAACTTCATCATCATTGAGAAGTCTAACTTCACCCCCATCTATTTTAATTCTAGATCCGGCGTATCTAGCAAAAATAACCCAGGTTCCTTTTTTACACCAAGGGCCCTCGGGATATCTTTCTTTATCTTTATAACAATCCGGTCCAACATCTAAAACAAGTCCACAAGTCGATGCCACTTGAGCACGTTCTACGACATCATCAGTTATAATAATTCCACCTTTAGTCTTCTCCTTCATCTTGAAAGGTAAAACTAAAAGTCTCCAACCCGTTGGCTTGGGCAATTTAGCATGTTCCAATGTTAAATCTTTTTTAGGTTTTTTAGGTTCTTGATTATATTTTTCTTGAAGGGCAGCCCTATGTTTTGGGACTTCCTTTTGGTTTGATACTGATAACTGTTCCGTCATCTTTTGGCTCCTTTTTTTCAAGCAGGCTGGATATTTCCTGACTCATATACTGATATGTTCGTAACTGTCCTAACATATACTGATATTTCTCCATATTGTCAACACCGCCAGAAACCATGGCAGCAACAACATCATCATGTCGCATTTTAATGATTCTTCTAACCTTATCTATGAATACTAAGTCTTCCATTATTTTTTTCTCCTTTTTGTCTTTTTCTTCTTTCCTCTAGGCTTACTACCGTAAGTATCTGTCCAATCCCTGGCAATTTTAGGGTGTTTCTTCCATAAATATCTTCTTTGTTTCTCTGATTTAAAGGGCATTATAATACCGCCTTAGGCACTTCATAATCTTTTAATACTTGTAATTTTTCTTCTGCAGATGCAATTTTATGTAACTGACAATCTAGTTCTTTTTGATGATTCAAATGTTCACTTACTGCTACTGAATTTTCTAAAAGTAATTTGATCGCCGCGTCGGCTGCTGCGATATCTGCCTCATATTGCTTTTGTAATGCGTCTATTAAGACTGCTCTCATTAAGCTGATTTTCTTTCTCTCGCCATTTTCTTAAATGTTTTAGCTAAAGCTTTAGCTCTTCCCGTACATCCAGGTTTTGTTATTGGAGTACACTTTCCTTTCGTTCCTCTTTTTTTAATTGAAGCTGTAGCTTTT